GATATTAATAAACTCATTAAATTGTGTTTCACTATTAATCTCACTCGTAATTAAATCACTAATATTAACCCCAAGGTCACCACATAACCCTATATTACAGGTTGTGCAGTCCACATCATAAATTATTGCATCACCACCTTCTGCAACCAGAGGTTCTTCATAGATAGTTTGTCTACATGTTTTTGGTTCAGCACATGAATCCAGTGAATACCCCGCAGGACAAAATGACCCAGAATTTTCACCTAAATTAAAGACAAATGGTTCGAAGTAGGTTTCGTATCTTAGATTTTTAGTACTAAATAATAATACATTATCTATTTGACTTTCACTAGTGAAACCACTTAACGTTGATATCGGAGCATCATATATTTCAGCACCGAATGAAGCAGCTCCACCTTGGTTTCTACCCTCCATCTCTATCACATTATTTCCAGCAAATAGATTTATTTCGAATACCTTCCAAACCTTTAAGTCGAAATTTTTACCACCTATCTGATTTATTGAGGTGAATAATGTTACACCGTTAATTTTTAACCTAGAAAAATTGTCGGCAGCCACACCTATGGAGTAGGTACCACTTGTTGGTATGTTAAGGCAATGTGAAAAACCTAACCATTCATTATTAGGTGTCGCATCTAGTGGTTGTGGTGGTGGTTGTACCCATACACCGACTTTATTCAACCTACCATCGTTTGTGTTTTTAGTAGTAAACGGGTTAGCCCATATAGTTGCAGTTGATGTCGCATCGACTGGTACTTCTGAATTATCACTATAAAATAATGAATATGAACCTATTACTTCAATCGGTAACTTATTTGTATCGATATTTCGGTAGAATCTAGCTTGCTCAGAAAAATCTGAGTTTAAGAATCCAGTATGTGCTGTATAAGATACTGGGTGGTTAACTGGTTCAACCGTAGACGCTGACATACATTGTGTTTCATCATCATTTAATGTGTAACCCACATTACAGTATATCGTTGATTCGGTAGCAATAGTAGATGCTGTACCAATGGAACAATCCAAAACCTCTTGATTTTTAACAACATAACACCAAATATCTGTTTCAAGCGCATTTGCTGGGCTAATATCTAGTTCAATTTCCTTTGAGTTTATTACCAAATCATGGTGATTAACATCATAGTTAGTCTGACGATTTATTAAGTCGAAATTTCTCTCTTGTGTTATTTCTTTAGCGACCCAAGATTTTTTATTGTCGGGTATTCTTTCTAATTCAAAACCTGGTGACTTGGTGATGTAGATATCCGTACTATCAACAACTTCACAATTTTTATTTAATTCAATTCTATCAATTAATAATGAAAAATCACATTCACAATTGTTAATCGTAACCCCTAACTTTATCTTTTCATTTTTAATAGATTCTAGTATTTCAGGGTCAGATATCGTAAATGTATGTTCTACCCAATTAGAGTTAAATGTACAATCCGATAATTTATCACAATTCTCACCTAATTCTTCAGATACACATTGTTTTAGTTGGTTCATACATAAAGTTGTTCCTGTTACATATAATCCAGTCTCACAATTTCCATCAATAAATTCCACAATATTATCTGTGGAGTATAAGTTCTCAGAATATACGGTTTCCAATGAATTTGGGTCTATATAAGTCGCCTGACCATTTAATGTGTCTGGTGGTAATTGTGTAGTTATTTTTTCTACAGTTACATCTAAATCTAGGTTCTCAAATACAGACAAACAAGATGTACCTAACTTTTCACGACATAGTCTTAGTGTTTCGCAGTCAAATTGTAATAGGTATTGGAATTTCACCTCCAATGTACAATTCTCATTTGAATCTATCTGAAACCAAGCACCATCATTACCTTTAGCACCGAAAACTAGTTTAGCTACTGGGTCACTTTCACAAGTGTCACTCCAATAACATCTACCGTCAGGTACTGACCAATTAAAATTTAATGTATCACAACATTCTTTACCTATAGGTGATTGTACTGTCGTTGGGGTTGGCGTTTCTTCCGAATCATAAATCACAAGACCATATACAATACCATTATCACTGAAAACAAATTCATTAACATCAACACCATTTATGTCTTTACAATTAAATTCAGCCATTATATTATTTTTTTCATTATTCAGTTAATTTATTATCACTATATGTGTCTGGTTTAGGGTTTTGGATTATCACACCAGTATTACCCGTATCAGAATCTGCACCCTCTAATTTATTCGATGGGGCTTCATTCGTAATACCACCACCATCAATAATGACCGCAGTATTACCACTATTTGATGGTGTTGTTGTTTCACCCTCAATTATATTAGTTGATTCAGTATTCATTATAGTACCACCCTCACCTGTTGATGAACTAGTTTCCTCATAAGAGGAAGTTTGTTTCCATTCACAATTACCCGTTTGGTTATTATGTACGAATGATAATGATTCACAACATTCTGGTGTTACCACATATGTGGTTGTACCATTACTTAATTTAAATAATACTAAACCTGTATTCTCTAAAGTAAACCCAGTATACCCACAATTATCGGGTGTATCTGATGTGTCTTCATTATCTAATTTCTTAATGTTTATTTTTAACGCATCATCATTTGCACCCGTTTCACACCCACAATCAGTTAATTCCGCAGTTGGTTTGGGGTCTTCAATTATTTCAGCTTTAACTTCATAACACTCAACTAATTTCACATTACTTAAGTTAACGATGTCAACCCATATGTCCTCATCTAATGCGTTATTTATTAATCCACTATTATAGTTGGTGAATATGTTTGTTGAATCGTTTTTAGTTGTGGTATTGTTTATCGTTGTTGCAGAAAAGTTAGGTACTAACTTAATGAACTGATTCATATAAGCTTGTCCACCATCATACTCACCCATATGTGGGTTATTACCTTCTAGAATGTCAATAATCGAATTGGGACCTCCTGTTTCACGATACCATAGTCCAGCCTTTTGGAAGTACATCGACTCAGTATTAGGTAACACTTTAGGATACCCATCTTCATCCATATTTATATCATCTAAGGTGTTATTACCACGTATATTTTCTAATATTTCTTTAACAGTTGAGGGGTTTAACTTATTTTTAGCTTTATAAACGTATTCATTGAATGTGACCAACCCGTTTGGTGTACCGATAAATTTAAAGAAAAACTCTATTACCTTTCTAGTCCCCTTTGACTTCCATATCCAAGGTGTATTCAAGACGATTCGTCTCCATAATTCTATTTCCGATTCTTGTGCTGTTAAACCTCTAGATTCTCCACTATATGTTGTTGTTTGTGGGTTAATAAACCCTTTTAGTATGTCATTATCCGCAATTGAGGATACCACGTCCCAACCTAATACTCTAGCAATATTTTTCAAATATAAATCAGGTGTATTATCTACTTTATCATACGATACGGTGTTCGCAAATTGTATACCGTCTATATATCGTTTAATCTCATCGAATTCCCTACCATAAATTCTCAATGTTCTAGTCATTTTTTGACCAGAGGTTTCTATTATTTCACCATCACATGTTGATATTGTATCGAAATCCGATATCGCTGTGGTTGTTAGTAATCTAATAATAATGTCTGATTTTACTGAGTCTTGGGTTTTACTTAACTCCACCAATTCAGTCGCAAAATTTATATAGGCTGTTGTGTCAAAATCAATGTTGTAACCGTCCGTTGTAGGCCATGTTAACTCAACTGTTGTTAAATAGATTTCCCCATCCTCACTTTCAACATTAACATCATACGATGATGTATATTTAGGTATTGTTCTTCTATTCAATAGATTTGCCGAAAAATCAGATAACCCACTAAAGAACTCTTCTACCTTAATATCGTTAGGTCTGATATGATAACTACCTATGAAATATGTTGCTCCAGAAAATGGGTCTCCGTCAACCTCAAACAACATTGTATCGTTGGTGTCGTTGGTGTTACCTGTAAAAGATGTTATATTGTATTGATTGTCGTTTATATCTATAACATAACTGCCGTAGTTAGTGGTTAGATTTCGTAAATCATTCGTTTCGTTGAATGTGTTTAGGATATTACCACTAATTTTGTGATTTATGTTAAATTTATTCGTAACCCTGTCGATATTCACATTAAAGGTTGCCTTATTACTAATATTGTTGTATTGATAATTCTCAATTGTTTGACCAGTTACACTAGTTTGTGTGTTAAACATCCTAACATATAATGATGCTGGGTATTTTATGATAATATCTTCTAATGTTGTTCTAATGTACTCAGTTAATGAACCAAAATAAGCATAATTAGTTAAATCCGATTTACGTAAGTTTAGTTTTACCTTTTTATTTTCCGCTAATAATACCTTAGCACTATCACTACTTAAATTTAATTCATTTAGTGTTAAAAAAGGTGAATATTTTTTACTTAGGAAAATCTTACTTGATTTCTTCTCTAAATTTGTTGTGAT